TTGCGCCAGACACAACTTGTACAAGCTCTTGACGCTCGTTGAAGTTGACCTTCTGCTGGTTGAAGATGTCTGAGTATTCCGCAGCAATGTAGTCTTCCATCGTCGCAGTCACTTGTGAGTAAGACACGTTGAGTGGAGTCACATCTGTTTGTGGAACGCGAATAGTTGCTGATCCCTTACCAATCTTAGGGAACTTAACTGTAGAACCTTCGATGCCAGTACGTTCGCGGGTAACACCGGCCAAGAGACGTTGCCCTTGGTACGCTTGTTTTACCTCTGAATCGAACAAGGTGACAAAGGCATTAGAAATTGAAACTGCCATTGTTTCTATCCTCTTTCATAAATTTTAAGGGTAAAACCTGTGACGGTTATCCGGTGTGGGCCGCATTAATCAGGTGACCGGCTCAAGAACATGAGTTGTCGGTTAGGCCGAATATAACAGATTCGACAAAAAAGCAAAGGGGCATCAGCCCCCTTGTTACGCTTTCTCCCCGTGGAACTCGTAGAACTTTCGCTCCACCCCGCTGGTGTAGCCCATGTCCTTCCCGTACCTTGGGTCTTCTAATAATGCCTGAAGATCAGCAAGACTTGTTGAGCCAGTTTCTTGAATATCGGCTGAAGGGATAGAGCGCTCACCGCTAGCCTCTCGAATCTTATTGATAGCGCGAACGACATCCGCATTGTTTGCAGCTAAAATCAGCGCGTTTGTCTCATCTTCATTTAGAACTCCTGATGAACTTAATTTGCCAATGTATTGCGACACCGCTTTAACAATTTTGTCACCATTCCTGCCAAGCTTATCCATTTCAACCTGAACATCTGTTTCAACCTGTCCAACTAGCTCGCCTATGTGTTGCATATACATTGACGTAACTTTGTCAAACTGATCTTGGCTCAAACCATTTTCTTTCGCAAAATCGGTAAACGACTCTAGCAGTGGGTCGTCTGAGGGAATTCCCTCAAGAGATGACATATCATAGTTGCCATCAGCTGGAGCCTTGTGCTTCCCTTGAGACATCTTTGTCCGCAACTCATTGTAAGCCTTAAATGCTCCCTCAATATCTGGACCATTTTCCTCGCTCCAAAATTGCGGGGGGATATATTCAGGGCGATCACCCCATTCAAAATCGGATTCAACTGGCTCGCTGCCATCTTGTGCAAGATGTGGCACAGGATCTGGAGCTTCTTCCTGCTGCTCCGGTTGTTCCACATTCAACAAAGTAGACTGATCTTCAGCCATGACTTCTGTTTCACTCATCGATTACGCCCTCTTTCTATGCGCTTCAATATCTCCCGGACAATTGAGTTTTGCCCTTCCCTTGCAAACCCATGTGATGGGTCTTCTCCCGGATACCATGAAGGCTGATTAAGCGTCAGTCCTTTCAGATATTCCAAAACTTCTTGCCCCGCCTCAGTGGAAAAACATCGAACAAACGAAAGATCGATGTCTTGACTTCTTTGCATGACAGGCAAGATTGCTGCGTCTTGGTCGCGCAGCGCATCCCAGTCTTCCATTATGCCCCCTCTGGCATTCCACCTTGTAGCTGTTGCATCGCCATCATTTGCTGTTGCATCTCAGCAGCAATCTGCTGGCGCTCTTGCGGGCCGTTAACAATACTCATTGGTATGCCCATTTTTTCTGCAATGTAATCAATTAACGCATCTTGATTCAACGCCACCTGACCAGCCGGTCCAGCCGCTTGGGCTAATTGAGCAAATTGCAAAACCTTTTCCAGATCTTCCATATTCTGCGCTTGCGCTAATGGCGATGTCGGAGTGATTTTGACTTGCAGCCCATCAATTTTAAGTGGCAAGTCAATTAGGTTTTGAGAATCCATCAAATGAAGAATGCGCCGAATCATTGGAGTCATTGCTTCAGTAATCAAGCGCCCGTAAGCAGCACCCAGATTTTGCGCCAACTCCTTCATGCGTTGCATCACTTCAGTTGCTGACCGGGCAGACATATTGTCTGGAGGCAATGAATCGTCGTATAGCATCTTCTTGATGCTCATGACTAAATCTTGGACGATAAGTTGACCAACATTAAAGTCAGCTGCAGGACGTAAGGGGCGCAGCGACTCTCCCATTGGCCCGCCATTGCGAGCAACAGGGATGATTGCGCCCGGAGCAATCCTGACTGTTTGCGGGTTTAATACGCCATCATCAGCTGCTGTATATACACCAGACACGGCTATCGACGCGTTTTTTAACGTCAGCTCCTTAACCTTATTTAGCGTCTTAATATCAGGAAGCGCAGTAACCAATGGACCTCGCCCATAGACTTCGCCCGGAACCTTCATGAATCGAGCAACAATCCACGGCGAGACATCCATTGTGCGATAAACAAGGTCATCAGCCATTTTGTCTTTAGGCCAGATCAAGTGATAGCAGTAAGTATCCTCGTCTGGGTTAAAAACGGTCGCCTCAAGTAAGTCGATTTCTTCATCAGGTTTTTTCTGAATTATCTCCTGAAGCTTTTGCGGTAATTCAGCATCAGGCCACTGGCGCTGGATTGCTTCGCCGCGAACGCGCATTTTCCGGTAGACGTTTTCTACGCTACCATGCTGACCTTCTTCAATTGAAACAAGATATTGTGGTACAGCGCTAAATCGAATTGGCGTTTCATCATCGCCGGGCTGAATTAACATGACAGCAGTGCCGACGCATAGATCAAGCAAGAACTCAGAGATCGCCAAATCAAAGTTTGTCTGCCTAATGACAGCAAACATTTTGTCAGTATAGATCTGTAGCGCCTCTGTAATTTCCGCTTTTCGGTCATCTGGAACTTCTGATCCAGACTGCAGCGTACACCATGTCCGGTAAGGCGGAAAAAGCGCTGACTGGATTCGGTTGGCAAATCTTTGAGTTGCGTTTTGCGCAGTTGAGTCAATGACGCGGGCTGATTTATTTTGCCCCGGCGTTCTTCCTTCATAATGCCCAGAATACATATTTCTTTGAGGAAGAGCGTACTCGTAGCACTCTTCATAGATCGTGCGCCAATTCTCCTTGCGAGCATCCGCTTTCTCTTGGCGCTTAATAATTTCTTGAGGTGTCATCCTAGACATATCAGGATTCCTTGTGTCGAGCTGCAAAGGCTCGCGCTTCAGCTGGGGACTGAAAGCCCCATGCCTTCAACGCAAGCGCATAACGTGTTGGACGACCCTTGTCGTCCTTCATTTTAGCATCCATACCAGAGAAGCGAGCAGCAAAAGAAACGCGGCGAGGGTCTGTACCAGAAGAAAGAGGACGCCGTAGGTTACCTCCTTCCTGCCTCTCAAAATGTTTTCGACCAGCCTCATTAAGACCACCTTTAGGATTTTGGTGACGTTTTAACGTCATTACTCAGTGCCGCCCAGCTTGCTAGCTAGCTCACCCGAGCGACCGCCACGCGCTCGTGACAATAGTGAGCGATAACCTCCGCGTCCGCGTCTTGCGCGAGCGGCGGCTGATCTTTCTGCTGCCGCAGAGACAGCCTCACGGCGATCTCTCTTTAATGTCGCAGCTTGCGACGCGGCTTGCTTGCGCGCAGTCGCAGTTTCCTGTGTACGCTGAACTGGCGCAGCAGCACCGCCACCAGTTACGCCAGCAACAACTTTCTTAACAGGCTTGACAACTTCCTTAATGACCGGCGCGTTACTCATAATTCACTCCTGATAACCCAACCTGTGGCACCGCACGATCACGGCTCAATAAAGAACGCATCCCGCCAGTGCGGCGCGCTCGCATTTGCGCTGCAATCTTTTTCCGCTCTTCAGCCTCTTCAGCTTCAGTACGTGCTTCTTGCTTTTCCAGTAATTCTTCTTGGCGCTTCATGGCCGCTTCTTGCGCTGACGTATCAGGCATAGAAGGCTTGAACATATTAGTCATAGAACCTCACATACACTAAGTGATCTTGCCCGTCAGGGCCATACTGCTTCAGAGTCGCCTCAAGCTCAAAGTGCAAAAGCCTTGCCCAAGAAACAGCTTCCTTGTGGGCAACTGATACCATAATTTGACATCGTCGTAAATCAAAGGCTGGTCCAATATGGTCAAAAAAGTTTCTAGACCCTTTGGTTAACCTGATTTTATGCTTGTGTATACAATATGTGTCCACCATTAGCCAAGCTTCTGCCATGCCATGCCATTGTATCGCAATGCCAAACATCGCAGCAAACCTACCCTGATACAAAACAGTCCAACCAAGACCATATTTCCCTAGCTGGTCAATCCGATCATGGTACTCAGGGAGCATATCAATATTTTTTTGGGCCATAGGGTGCAGCTTCATTAACTTGAGCTGAGAGCTATGGCAAGGCAGCACTTTCGCCCCGGGCATCCTGATCCATCGATAAACATCCTGACAGCTCACCATATTGAAAAATCGGTATTAGCTTGATATTGAGAACCGGCGGCTCCGTAACGCCCGCCATACCCTTTAGTCATTATGCGATGCTCTCCACCGCCGAGCATTAAGTACCCAAATGCGTCACCGATGTGCGAGTGTTCGTTTTTATTCGGCGCATCACGAAATCTTTCTTGTCCTCCCGAGATTGCGACTCGCTTGAAGTGATACCCGCCAGCCAAAGACTTGCGCAGCCGATGACAATCTTTGTGAACTAGCAAGCCGGGAAGGCGGTTAATAAACCGATTCATCGGCATGGCCCCAGCCTCGCGTCGAACTTGGAAATCGTTCGATGCAGTTGGCCGAGCATTGAGGCCAATAGTTCTTAAATGGTCAAACGCAGTGACCTCAAAAATTTCATCCCTTTTTTGACCGGCAGGGTCACCCCAGACCAATATATCTTGTTTACTATAATTGACGTTGATCTCGTTAAGCAACATCAACCCGAATCTCTCAAGCCCCATGTCGTCGGTCACGATTTCCTTTAATATGTGCCAAGCACCTGATGGGTGACGCTGACCAAAAACAGCAGCTGGGGTTAAACCAAAGTCAAGACCGATTTGAATGGGAAGCGATGAATCAAGATGAATCTCGCTCGACGCCATTACTGAATCATCGTATTCAGGCCAGACCGGACGCCCCTCCTGCACATACACAAACTGACCACCAGCATAGCAGCGAATCCAATCTAGGTTTTTCCCGCCGAGCTGCTGCTCATAATAGCCATTAGGTAGGTTGCCAATGTTTTCGGCAACTGGGTTTAACTTCCAGAATTTCTTGGCGGCAGGGATTGCTTCAGGGTCATCAGAAACAGTTTCAATAACGCCGCCCGGCTGCTTGTAAAAGCTCCACTTAAACTTGCCGGTAATCGGCTCTTTTTCTGACAGCCGATACCACCAGTGATCGTCGTCCATCGGGTTTGTATCCATCCAGATACCACGCCACGGGCAACCGCCGTTTGACTTGGTTGGAAACCGGCCCACGCGATGGGTCAAACCTTGGACCACGGCCAGAGGCATTTCCCTTGCCTCATTTACCCAAGCTCCCGTCAATTCCAGAGACAGCAGCTTCCGAACATCCTTGGGTTGGTCAAGCGCCATGAAGATCACTTCGCAGTCGATCCCATGAGCCTCACCACGGGTTGGTAGCTTTAGGTGGTGACTGATTGGTGGGGACCAACGCATTGGACCCCAAATATGCTCTGGGAACAGCTCAAGCCACGTCTTGATGGTTGTGGTCCTGAGTTCTGGGTATGAGTTCCGCACGATGACAAACCGAGAGTAACGGATGCCGTCCTTTGGAGATGGCGGCTGCTTCACGGCGCGTAGCATGATCTCAGCGGCGCAGCCGTAAGACTTGCCGGAACCTACCGGACCCATTAGGCCGCGCACAAACGAATCGTCATGCAAAAACTTCCAAGTTGTCGGCGCGCTAGAGAAATCTAAATCAAGGCCGCCAACCTGATCAGAATAGGTCTTGCTGGTCGTCTTTGATCTCCTCGCCCGGCTGGTCCTCTGACTCTGGTCCTGATTCAATCTCGCCATCTTCTATTACCTCGTAAGTTGTTGCTGTTGGGCCAGTCATGTTAATTCCGATCACGCTAGGCCTTGAATCACTATCAGCATTTGGCTCCATCAACCCATGATGTCGAGCTAAAACGCGCAACGCTGCTAGTTTGTCATGCATTTCAACTTCAATCGCATTGCCGTACTGGTTGGGCGTGACCTTCACCTTCTTGATCGACTTCTGTACGTGCAGCGGAATATCTTTCGACTTTAACAGAGCCATTGCTCCAGACTCTGTCCATTGAAGAACATCGGTTATGTTCGACGCGCCGATAGCTGCTAGTTCCTGTTTGACTGCGTCCTTCTCATTATCGCTGCCATATACCAGCGCCCTGCGAGCCTGACGTGTTGTCATCTTCTTTGTCATAACTTCCTCGCTATCTCTAAGAGCGTCGCTTCAGCCCGTAGCTCCTCTTGATACTCAATCTCCTCTAGGTGATCGACCATCTTCTGGATAAACCACTTGGCCTTGTTGAGATCATCCTTACCGCCTTTCTCTTTCCAGCGCCAGAGGTACTTGATAGCCGACCCGGTAGCGTATGCCTCCGCGCCGCTTAGGTTCTGTACAGCAGCCTCAATTGCGTCGATGCACTCCATGCCGTCGCGTTGATAGTGGTTTGGGTTGATGATGTCCTTCATTTTTTCTCTCCGTAAAAATTAAAATAATTTTGCGGGAACTCCCCCCTCTACAGTGAAGGGGGTGCGGGGGGGGGTATACGCCTTTTTTTCAGCGGCGGATTGACGCTGGTCCCCTGCGGCAGCGTATCCACAGGCCATGCTATTGTGCAGCGCACAAGATTTAACATAAATATGATTACGCGACATATGCCCTCTCGTAAGCCATTGATATTGTTAACATTCTCAAACCTGTGGATAACTGTGCGCAATTATTAGTCAATTTGATCATTTATTGTACAGTCCTGCCCAAACCGCAACCTGATCCAAAGTGGTTGGCGGAGTCCTGCCGCGCTTGATCTGATCGACGCACATGGAGATGGTCGCAGCGGCCACTTCATCTACCCTAAGTCCTTGATTATAAAGAGTTTTTGCTGCACTGAAGCTGGGCTTGGGCAGCCGATGGACGCCAGATGCTCGCTCGACCGCTCTCGCAAAAGCGTGTGCGAGTGTATGGTGTTCTGTCGTTTCTTTCCCCCAGACCCCCTTCTGGTTATCTGTGTCGACACCATCGACTTTTATTTGCCCGCCCTCCGTATACCAGTCAGCCTCCGCTACCTTGGGACGTGGAGCGTAAAACTCTTCTTTCGTTGGCAACGCATCATTGCCAACCCATAGAACCTGATAGCGGTTCGTTCTGCGCCGTCCCTTCTGCTTAATATGTGCAGGGTACTTTTTCGGGTCCAGCTTCCTTATGTATCCAGCTTTGAGCAGTCTGGTGATGTGTCTCGACACAGTGACGCGAGCTTTCCCAATATGCAGCGCAAGAGTCAGTGTTGACGGCCAGCAAACCCCAGCTGCGTTAGTATGCAAACCAAGTGCTGCTAAAACGTGTAATGACGTTGGGTGCAGCTTCTCATCTTGAACTGCCCGAGCGGGGATCACCGAATACTTGCGAGTCTTTGGCTTTTCTTTTGGGTAATCTTTCTTGGCGTAATTAGAAAGGGATTTCATCGTTGATGTCTCCGGGTTCATGATGAAACGTCACGCTCTGTAGCCTCGACGATGGAAAGCTTGCTTTGATTTTTTTAAGATCAGCCATCTTCTTAGCCTCCATGACTTCCATCACTTCAGCCATTGTGAACACCACGCAGTCCTTTCCTTTCATCTTGGCAGTCACTCGTTGCTGGTCAAACTCATCCGCAACAAAGAAATAATCCATCTCCTCTCCTTTGCGATGCAGATAATAAAAGTCATCAGGCTTATTCGACTGACTGATCTCTGCGTCGATCATAGCCAGCCCCTTAACCAGATTATCAGCAAGCTGCACATTCTTTGTTTCGTACCACTGTTTTCTCAGAGTGAAATATTTGTCCGCCATGCTGGGTGAACACAATCGACTCCAAGCATGATGGCCCCACTTTTTATTCATCCTTTCTTCTGCTGCTAATAGCGACTCAGTAGAAGTATCTCTCATTCTTCAATTCCTCTGTGACATCGTCCGTGACACCGTGACACCCTAAGGGTGGTGTCACGTCACGTCACGCTCCGGAGTCATGTCACGGTTAGTGTCACAAGCGTGACAACCCATGTCACAACCCGCGTCATTGCTCGCTCTCAGGCTGTCACGTCTGTGACACCCTTGTTTGTTAGTTGTTGAAACTCAAGCCTCTTCCCAGCATCAAAACTTAGCACGATGTCACGCTCTACAAGCGCATCAAGTGCGCGTTTCCAGACTTGGCGACGCGCTCCTTTCGCCTTGTCATCGTCGCCCGGAATGCCGCCTTCTTTCTGTAGCCAGTAAAAAAAACTGTCCTTTGCCATGTACACATCGATCACGTTTCCAGTGGCCGAGTCACGCATACAATCCAATGCCTTGAGTTGACGTGTATTGAGATCAGCTGCCCTTGCGTCGTCTGAGAGCGCCTCCGAAAGTTTCTCCAGATACACAGATGTTTCGACTCCGAACGTGCCAACCTCGACTGATTTCATGATGAAGTACAGATCCTCGCTTGGCTCCGCATCCTTCTGCTTGTCCATGCTGAGCGTAATTTGCTCTGACTTCTTAACTTTAATGCTCGTATCGACAGCACCGAGCAGTGCGCTGCTGCCCCGCATCCCTTTGCTTGAGTCTTTGCCTGAGTGATGGATTGCTAGCACAGCACATCCGCAATGCTCTTTGACCAGATCACAAGCCTTGATGAATTTACCCATGTCTGTCGCTGAGTTCTCGTCAGCTCCTAGCAACGCCCTTGCCACGGTGTCAATGACCACTAGAGAGAACTGCCCAGCATCCTTTTCTAAATGCGCAATGGTCGCCAATAGCTTTTCATTCTCTGCTTGCAAACTCAGGTTCACCGCAGTTGGCAGCACAAAGAACGGCAGCTCCGCCTCAGTGTGTCCAGCTCCGCGATTGCCCAGCCAAGCATTGATCCGCTTACCAAGACCGCCAACACCTTCTCCAGCAATGTAGAGTACGCTGCCCTGCTCTACCGGCATTCCATGAAAACTATGACCACTTGCGACGCAAAGAGCGATGTCCAAAGCAACAAAGGTCTTGCCGCACCCCGGCGGCCCGTACATTGCTGCAAGGCCATGCCGTGTAAACAACCCATCAACCAACCATTTGATTGGCGGCATCGACTGCAGCTGCTTGAGGCTCATGACATCAAAGATTTCTACCTGATCAGGCTCAATCTCTCCGGGGTCATCGACCAAGTTCTGTAGGACCGGAACCTTGCTAATCAGTGCAACCAGCATCCCCTTGGTCTTGCCGCTATCCAGATAGTCAACCACGTCTCCCTTGTTATCGGTGTGTTCTGACAGATCAACCAGCTTAACTTCTTTGGCAACTCCAATCAGTGAGTTGGCAACCTTTGCACCATGCTTTTTGCCTACCTCGTCGTTGTCCGGTATGACGACAACTCGACGCCCCTGCAGCCATTTGCTGTGCGCATCTTTCCATTGCCCCGAGCCGCCACTGTTAGTGGTTGCCAGAATGCCTTCAGTGCGTAATCGTTCAACGCATTTTTCGCCCTCAACTACCACAACAGTTGAGTCTTTGCGATGTAAAACCTCAGGTAAATTGTAGGGGATCGGATCAATACCCTTCAGGTTTTTGATCCATCCGCCTTGGCCGTCTGGCCTTTGCTGCCTGAACGTCTTTGAGCCGTTGGCAAAGTCGGTGCGTATGACCTGATAGACCAACATCCCATGCTCACCGATGTAGTCGTACACCGTTGTCTTATCGCTCTTCTTTACTTTGAATTGCGGATCCTTGGCCAGCCCAAACTTGTCTTCAAGAAATGTCGCCATTGATCCGTTGGCGTTTGGATAGGCTAGCTTGCACAGATCAATGAAACCTCCGCTTTCCTGCGTTTCATGATCTGCCCAGACTGCCTTATCTAGATCGACTGACTTAGAGCCATACGATCCAAAGCGCAGATCGTTGCCATGTGAGAGCGCTTTGTTTTCATCTCCCCACAAGTCCCGAGCCACGCTGGCAATATGTTGTGCATATTTATGCATGATTCACCCTCGAAAAAAATGCCCCCCGAGGGGGGCTAAGAATCAGAACCAAGCCTCGCTTGTTTGAGGCTCTGGCTGGGGTGAAACAGCCACTGGTTCTGGAGTTGGTGCTGGAGCAGCTGCCTCTGATCCGCTCTCAGGCCGAGCTACCCAGCCTGATAGTTCAAGAACAGGAATTTTCATAGGGTCTACGTCCTTCGATCCCTTGAACGCCAGCTTAGCGCACATCCCTTGGTTGACTTTTAGTCCCTCATGGACAGCTGCCCAACAGTTTTCGAGCGCAATGTTGCAGCCTTTGGTGTTTGAAGACCAAGGCCTCCAGCCGACAGTTGGAACGTACACATCAAGATAAAACCCACGTTTGAATTTGTCCTGATAGTCATCGCCTTTGGCCGGTGGCTCAGCACCCGGCACACCAGTTGTCTGATCCCACACCCACTCAGGTGCAGCGCCCCGGGTGATGTAGCCCCATCCGGTTTTCAGGCTGGCAGGGTCGATGATTATCCCTTTCATATCAAGCAAGATATTGTCGTTTCCATCGACAGCGAACTTGCCAATTGCGTTAATCCACTTCAAATACTGAAGCCCTTCACCCTCACCACGGGCCGGTTCAATGTTAAGTCCTAACATCATTCATCCTCTTTTAGATCTAGAGTTTCTCTCACAATCGCGCACCATTGTCCGAATGAAATAGTGGCGACTCCATTGAAGTCTTCATCATCATAAGCGTCCACCGCTGGCCCCATCCACCAAATGTGGACCTGAACCGGCTGGCGATCAGCCTTGGTAATCAAGACCGGACGGCACTTCCAGTGCTGCGCGGTTAACCTAACGGCGCGAGCCTGTCTGACTGCCTGTATCCAGAACCCTTGGAGCAATGCCGGGGTGATCTTTGCGTATCGTTTACACTCAATCGCCCAGCCGGGAACACCGAGGAGGTCATGTCCCCCTTCAGCCGTTTGCATGAGATTGCGCTTGCAGTCGAATCCGAGTTGATCCCGGATCATGCCAGCAACCTCTCTTTCAAACGCAGCGCCTTTGTTACGGCTCATTGATCCCATTTCTTAGCTCGTTTGTTGTTCTGGTTTGGCCGATGTTACTCCCTTAAATGTCGAGTGCAAGATACATTTTAAAATTTTTTTGCATTGAGGTGTTGACATTAGGTGAAACGAGCGTTTACATTATAACTGTGGCCGGGAGAAACCGGCCCAAAACGAGAGAGAAAACAGAGAGAGTCACAATGAACAGAGAAATGGAAACAGTAAAAGGGTTGATCAGCGTCGTTACTTTTGACACTAACGATGAGGGTTGTGCAGTAAGCGTCAAGCTGAACGGTGTCGAGATTGCCAGTGGCGATTATGACTTGTGGGCTGACGCGATCTTCCTGAAAGGTTTCAAGAAAACGTGTTTCGAGAACTTTGAGGAAGTGTTGCGGTACGCCGCGATGGTGGTTTGTGACCTTGGGGCCGCTGCGTAAGCGGCCTTCTTTTTGGGAGGACAAGATATGAAACAAGTAACTACACAGCGCCACATAAACTTTGAGCATGGAGGGAAAACATACTGCGTCATGCCTAATCAGAATCGTGTGTTGCAGATTTTCCGTTCTAAAAAAGCGTGTTCTGGATGGGCAAAAAAAGAGCTGCAAAATTATTGTGAGTTCAACGGCACAGAAAACGTGCCAACCAAAGAGGCTCTGTTGAGAGCTGAGATTCTCAAAGCGTTCACAAAAGGGGATAAGTGAAATGAAAAAACGTGTATTTAAAGCTGAGACTGTCATCAAGAAACTGCAGGAAAAATTCCCTGCTTTGAAGATGGCAACGACTGAAGACTTTCATGGCTACAAGCAAGAGAACCCGGGTGTGTGGTTCAAGAATGCAGCCTATGACTTTGGCCTCAATGCCGATGAGACGCTGTACGCTGGCAAGTACGCCCGGAACAAGCTGCTGATCGAGGTTGAGAAGCTAGGGTATTTCTGTGAGCCGTACGACTACGAAACAATCATGGCTTACCCAGCTTGACATTGGGTAAACGAGCGTTTACATTAAAGACTGGTTTGGTTATTTAGGAGAGAGTGAAATGATGAACCAAGCGATTCACCAGAAAGCGATTGCGGCAGCTCAAGCTGCTGCCAATCAGTACCTTGATGAGAACCCAGACAATTGGTTCCCTTGCGGATTTGCGTGGGTAGTTGCCAATGTCAAAGGCAACACCAAGGCTGGCAAGGCGTTCAAGGCGTGTGGGTTTGACAAGTATTACTACGGCGGGCTTGACCTCTGGGATCCAGCAAAGGTTGGCACTCAGGTGATGTACGCCAAGTATGCTGGCGCGCAAGCCTACGCCGAGGTAGTGAATGAGGAACTTGGCGAGAGAGTTGTCCGAGCCGAGTGTCGGATGGACTAGGGGGCTTCGGCCCCCTTTTTATTTGGGAGAGTGAGATGAAACATTTCTTCATTGTGAAAATTGGCGGTTGCCAGATTGCCCACGCGGATGATCTGGAAACGGCCCGAAAAATTGCAGAGCAGTTCATCGGGTATGAGATCTTCAAGATCGATGTTGATTATCAGGGAGTCATGGCTCCCGGCATTTTAGTTGAGAGGGCGTGAGATGAGTGCATATTTACTTGGGACGAATGAGATTGCTGTCGTTGCAAAGATCTGCAAGGAAGCGATGGGCTACGGCATTGGCGGTTACCGCCACTCGTACAATTGCATTACCAAAAAAGAGCTAAATTGGAATGATTTCGAGATGATCTTGGCTGCCGAAAATATCCGCAGCCTTGAGTATCGGTATCCTCGGGGCGGTGTTGCCGGGGGCTTCCTGAACGGGGAGCAAGAGCGAGCCGGGTACTACGCCGACTTGGTTGAGCAAACTAAAGACCGCGCCAAGATCAAGGTTCCTAGCCAGCTAGATGACCGAGTGGCCGAGATCAACCGCTACGAATATCAGGCGTGTGAGTGTAACGACTTTCATGAGAGCGATGCGTACTGGATCTTAGCCAATGCCAAGGAGCGCATCCTTGCGCGGTACGTCAAGCTGCATAATGAAGGAGATGTTGACCAAGTGTAAACAATCGTTTACATTAAGACTGTAAGGAGAGAGAGATGAAAAAACCAGTGATGACAGTTGAGGCGGCCCGAGAGATCGTCGGCTTCCCAACTCGTGAGAAACTCCGAATGAACATTCGGATGCTTGAGGTCTTGGGTGATGAGCGCTTTGCCACCCAAGACCGTTACCTTGAAGCTGCCAAGATTGTCTTGGCAAACTACCCAAAATTGTGAGGTGAGAGAAATGAAAGTCAGAACAATCAAAGAGCATGAGGCCAGCCTTGCCCAGCTGCGCGAAAACTTTGAGCGTCGCATGGAAGCGCAGATGGAAGATGCTGCGCTCAGTGTGTGGGGTGATGAGTGTCGCGGCGATGGTGAGCGGTACGCGATCCAGCTGCTGAAGAATGGTATCGAGCAGTGCGGCAAAGAGATCCCAATGGAGTGGTTCCGGTTCCTGCTGGATGCCGACGGCAATGAAGTCGACGCAAAGGAGATCATCACCCGTGACGGGCGCGTCGTCTGGATTCTCGGTGACAAAGCCGAGGCCAAATACGGCAGGAAGTTTATTCCTGTTGGCGAGAAAAGCCGGATTCAAAAGCAGCTTGGCCTCCATGAAGACTGGGGCTGGGCCGAGGCCAACCGGTACATTAAGGGATACTGCGGCTGGGTTGGCGGCATCATGACTTATCGAGCGACGCGGCAGCAAGACTGTCCGTTGCCTAACCTGAAGGTAGCAAGCTAATGAGATGTAAAGAGAAAGTGCCTAAGACTGTGCGCGTGGGCGATGACGCCCGCGTCGCTTACTTTGATTGCGGGACCACTGGACCCTACGGCGAGGTCTGCCTTTGCAAGAAGTGCGAACACAAGCGTCGCGGGATTGAGGAGAACAGCGCAGCTGAGAATGCTTGGATGCGTAGCGCAAACTGGGGAGAGATATGACAATTGAAGAAATGAGCGTCGGCCTTGCTAAGCGCCGAATGCGAACACTTGAAGAGCGCGTTGCGAAACTGAAAGGTTACCTCGGCGCTGCTATCAAAGAGGGCGAGGCCGGTATTGCTGAGCGCCTAGAGAACATCATTGCAGACGATGAGCTGCTGATGAGTGAGTTGCAGGAGGTAATCAATGGACGTGGTTGAAGCTTTTGCTTTTGTTGCTCTATTTGTGGGTCTTTACGGGGGCATGATGCTAATCGGTTATGTGATCGATAAGGTATTGCGCAGATTGTTTAACAAGGGAATTTTCCCAGAGGGGTATTTTAAATGGTAGGTAAAGTTACGTCGTCGCAGAAGCCGTCTGCGTCTGTATTGCCAGCGATCATGGGGCATAGCCCCTATGAGACGCCGCTAACAGTTTTAGACCGGGCGATCAAGTGCGTTGATCAGGGTGTGGACAGGCTGCCCGGAGATGAAAAGTATGTCGAGGCAGCTTATTGGGGCAACAGGCTAGAGGATGCGATCCTAGAAGCAGCTGTTCAGCAGCTAGCAAGTTCAGATACCACTGGCCTGATTCATCTCACTAAAGAGTACCCGGAACCGTTTGACTATCAGGACATTTTGTATTGCAGCTTAGATGGTTCAATGACTGCTGAGAATGAGACATTCACGATCAAGCATGAACCCGAGCGCGGCATCTATTTGATGTCTATTGATGAAGAGATTGAGGTTACCGGAATGGGTATTCTTGAGGCCAAGCTCACCCGAGTCGCACCACAAGAAAAGCCTGACCTATACCGTGGCCCTATCCAGCTGCAAGCACAGATGCTATGTACCGGCGCAACATGGGGTGCGATCTGCACGCTGTATCAAGGAGTCGAGCTACGCCTCTTTGTGTACAAACAGAATGTACAGATGCAACAAGAGATCATCAAAGTCTGCTCTGACTTTTGCCGCAGGGTGCGTGATCGTGATCTTTACCCAGCCTTTAGCGCAACCGAGGCAGTCAAGAAGTATCCTGAACCTCAGTTCCCGAAAAAAATTATTGATGCTGACACGACGCTGAAAGAGAAGATCGAGCAGTTGGCTCACATACGATCTGAGCTAAAGGCGTATGAAGCGTTATCCCATGATCTGCAGCTCGACATCATGGAGGCTATGCAGGATGCTAGCGAGTGCGTCGCTGGTCGTTATAAGGTGACGTGGCCGGTCAGGAATATCAAAGCCAAACCTGAACAGGTAAAGGTCATCCCCGCTGTTGCAGCAGAACAAAAGCGCGGGCTGACACTGAAGGTGGAGGAGCTATGACTAGGCAGCAGATCGAGGTGATCGTCGCCATGTACAAAGAGGACGTGTCCTACTCTGAGATTGCCAAAGTGATCAATAAGAGTGAACACACTGTGAAGCATTGGGTGCGTAACAATCGTGAAGAATATGCCCTAGAGAGGCGCCGCAGTCGAGCAGACAAACTAGGGGTCTTATCGACATCTGTTTGGCTAGATAGTAAGTGGGACATCCGACGCGGTGTCGAATGGATTAAAAGGAGGTGGGTATGAAGATAACGATTGAGATTGAAGGTAAGCCAGATGACTTTCAGGAGCTGTTTGTGCCGTCAGACAAACAGACTGAGTTCATGGCAATGACGTACGACGCGTACACAGAAGCACTCAAAAAATTTATCTGGGACAACATCGACCCGCATCAATTTATTAGGGGGAAAGATGAAACAAAAGGATATTGAGCTATTGGAATTTATTTCCAGCTTTACATCGGAGCATGGCTTTGCGCCAACATTTACAGAGATGATGGATGGAATAAGTGAGAAATCTAAAAGAGGAATTTTTACCAGCTTGGACCGGCTCGTTGAAGCGGGACGCATCAAGCGTGTTGAAGGAAAGTCGAGAGCGATCCGGGTACTTGATTCGACTCCTCAATAAAGTGATGTTAGTATTTACTCGCTAGCACTCTCTCACTCTCTCGCTAGTATTCCCTCACTTAGCCCTCTTCGGAGGGCTTTTTTATGAGCTGCATTTGAATGCGTGACTGCTTGTCCTGATCAAACCTTGCACCCTTGCGTCGGTTGGCTGCCTTGGTCAGCACCTGACAATTGTACCTAGTAGATAATCCGCACACCTTCTCGTGGACCAGCGGAATAATATGATCAACCTCGTGCTTCACACCGCTGTCGATTGTGCGGATCTGAGCCTCTAGCTTCATGCGCTTGATGGCTTGATTGTCAGCCTCAGTCGCCACACGTCTGGCTAACTTCTCTTGCTTGCGACGCTTCCTGAGTTGGCCGTCCCACTTGGTTTTGTTCCGCTGATAGTAGCGCCTTGATGCTTCTCGCTTGCGCTCTCTGTACGCCTCGTCGCCGTAATCAATCCAGTAGTCTTCTTCGACTGTGCGCTTTCGGTTGCGAGCGTAGACACACTGTCGACACGCCCTGCTGCTGGCGAATCGCTCGCAGACGTGTCCGTGTTTACAGGGTTTGCCGGTGAAGTAGTAGGTCAGGCCGAGGCGCAGCGCCTCTGTGTGAGTCGATGGGTACTTTGATTTCTCCATCGACCCGCTCCATCAGTATGACCAGACCGTCGGTCGGGGCCAGCCTTCATCTTTGGTTAAATCATCCAGATGTATGAACCGCGCAGAACCCTTCTGGTTGACGCCTATCCCACTGAATCCATGACCAAGTGCAGCGCAAAGAAACTTGTAAGCGTCTTCGCC